AGTCATGGATGGATTCAGTCTCAGAATCCAAGGGACAAAGCTTATTGTATCCTACCACTCTCAAATCAAGCTTAAAGATGTGCATGATCGCGGAAGATTTGAGTCAGATATTGCTGCTCATCTGAACGATATTGTAAAATATGTCAAAAAAGAGTACAAGAAAGTTACGGGCGACACTTTAAGTCTTAAAAAAGAAGGAGATCCAGTCATCCGAGTGGAACACATGAATAGAATTCGCACATGGGTGATGGCCAATCAGACTTTTAATATTGGAAATCTCAAAGGTGTCGAAAACGGAGAGATGGTTGACGGCTCCCCAAAAGACAGACTAGATCAAGCTATTAAGAATTGGCTAGAGCTTGGAAAGAAGGCTCCAAAGGCTAAGAACGATACTAGAAAAAAAGAAAATTAATAAAGTAATGTATGTCTTCTCAATTAACAAAAAAAGAAATTACAAAAGAAATAATTAGAAGCGGCAAAGATCCCGTTTACTTTATAAATAACTACGCTCGAATTTCACACCCAATGCATGGGCTGATTCCTTTTAAATTATATGATTATCAAGCAGATTTAATCGAAGACTTTAAGGATCATCGCTTCAATATTATTTTGAAAGCGAGGCAATTAGGTATATCAACTGTATCTGCTGCATATATTGCATGGATGATGCTTTTCCATAGAGACAAGAACATTCTTGTTATGGCAACAAAATTTGGAACAGCAGGAAATCTTGTTAAAAAAGTAAAGGCAATCGTCCGAAACTTACCAGATTGGATTCGAATTGCAGACGTCTCAGTTGATAATAGGACATCTTTTGAATTAACAAATGGCTCTCAGATTAAAGCGTCTTCAACTTCTGGCGACGCCGGCCGCTCTGAAGCTCTTTCTTTGCTTGTCATCGACGAGGCTGCACACGTCGAAGGCTTAGACGAGTTATGGACTGGCCTATATCCCACGCTCTCAACCGGTGGCCGCTGCATCGCTCTTTCTACACCAAACGGCGTTGGAAATTGGTTTCACCAAACATATGTTGATGCAGATCACCAAACAAATGATTTTCACCCAACTCTCTTGATGTGGGACATCCATCCAGATCGTGATCAAGATTGGTTTGATAAAGAAACCAAAAACATGTCTCGCCGTCAAATCGCGCAAGAGTTGGAGTGCAACTTCAATACTTCCGGAGAGACAGTTATTCATGCAGACGATATTGCAAGAATGCATGATATGGTATGCGAGCCAAAATATAGAACCGGCTTTGATAGAAACTTTTGGATCTGGGAGAATTATATCCCAGAATGCACATATGTTATATCAGCAGATGTTGCGAGGGGCGATGGAAAAGATTATTCTGTGTTTCACATTTTAAAACTCGACACGATGGAGGTTGTAGCAGAATATCAAGGAAAGGTAACTCCAGATATTTTTGCTAATGTGCTTTTTGATGCAGGGGCAGAGTACGGAAACTCCATGCTTGTTGTTGAAAATAATTCTGTGGGATACACAGTTTTGGATAAATTAAAAGAATTAGGATATCCTAATCTTTACCATTCTATCAAATCATCCCACGAGTATGTAGATCAGGTTCAGGCAGAGCATATGAACTCTTCCGTTGCGGGCTTTACAACTTCCCTTAAAACTCGGCCACTTATAATAGCAAAAATGGAAGAGTTTGTAAGAAATAAACTAGTTAAAGTATATTCTTCCAGATTGGTTAACGAGTTTAAAACTTTTATTTGGAATAATGGACGCCCACAGGCAATGCGTAGTTATAATGATGATTTGATTATGTCATTTGCAATTGGGTGCTGGATCAGGGATACTGTTTTTTCAGAAAACCAGAGGGAATCACAATATAAAAAAGCTATGTTAAATTCTATGAAAAAAAGTGATAGTATTATGAATACAGCGATTCCAGGAATGCAAGGATACAGCCCAAAAAACAATTCTCAACTTGCTCGCGAAGATGTAAAGAAGAGAAATGAGTTTTTTTGGCTCCTAAAAGGATAATAATTTATGGCGACACCAAAAAACCCAAGAAATCAACAATCAGTTTTATTCAAACAATTAACACGCTTGTTATCAGGTCCGTTAGTTAATTATAGAAGACAAATCCCTCGTGATAAAAGAAGAGGACTCGACAAGTTTAAATTTAAATCTGCAACAGGGCAGCAGTTTAAAAAGGTTGCATACGATCCGTTTCAAAATATTACATCAAATCTTCTAAGTAACCAAAGCAGAGTAGAGAGGTATTCAGACTTCGAACAGATGGAATATGAACCAATCATTGCTTCTGCAATGGACATTTATGCAGATGAGATGTCGACATCTTCAGAACTTCAACCTCTGCTTTCTATTAAATGCCCGAATGAAGAAATTAAATTAATTTTGGAAACCTTATACCACAAAGTTTTAAATGTAGAGTTTAATCTTTTTAGCTGGTGTCGCGGCATGTGCAAGTTTGGAGACTACTTTCTTTACTTGGATATTGATGAAGAGCAAGGTGTTCAGCACGCCATGGCACTCCCTCCAATGGAGGTTGAGCGTCTTGAAGGCCTAGATAAGTCAAACCCCAATTACGTCCAATATCAGTGGAATTCCGGCGGCTTAACGTTTGAAAATTGGCAGGTAGCACATCTTAGGATCATTGGTAATGATAAATACACACCTTACGGAACATCCGTTCTAGAGCCAGCCAGAAGAATTTGGAGACAGCTAACCCTTCTTGAGGATGCTGTCATGGCTTATCGTATTGTAAGATCCCCAGAAAGAAGAGTATTTTATATTGATGTCGGTGGTGTAGCACCAGAAGACGTAGAGCAGTACATGCAAAGAGTCATGACTCAGATGAAAAGAAATCAGGTTGTCGATGCTGACACCGGAAGAATTGATTTGAGATACAACCCATTGAGCGTAGAGGAAGATTATTTTGTGCCGGTTCGAGGTACTGTGTCTTCTAGAATCGAGTCTCTACCTGGGGGTTCGTATACTGGTGATATCGACGATATTAAATATCTTAAAGATAAATTGTTTGCTGCCCTTAAGGTACCACAAGCCTACCTGTTTAGAGGTGAGGGAGCAGAGGAAGATAAGACAACTCTCGCTCAAAAAGACATTCGTTTTGCAAGGACGATACAGAGATTGCAAAGAAACGTAACGTCAGAGCTTGAGAAGATTGGAATTGTTCACTTGTACACTCTGGGATTCAGAGACGAAGATTTGATTTCGTTCAGGTTGTTCTTGAACAATCCATCTAAAATTGCAGAACTTCAAGAGCTTGAGCAGTGGAGAACTAAGTTTGACGTCGCCTCCGCAGCAACAGAGGGCTTCTTTAGTAAGCGTTGGATTGCAGAAAATCTGTTCGGCATGTCAGATGAGGAAATTGTTCGCAACCAAAGGGAGATGTTCCATGATCGTAAATTTGAATCGCTTTTGGAAGCAGAGGCTGAAGCCGGCCTTGAAGAGGCTGGCGGCGCTGCTTTGGCTGG